ATCATTCCCCCGCCTTGGCTAAAACCCCCGAAGGCTGTGGCCCCCGCACCCACTAAGCTGCTAAAGAAACTGGCTTGCCTATCTTCTGCCTGTTGTCTCAGTGCAGCAGTTCCTTCTTGTGCTTGTAGCTCTCTAGAGCCAAACTGGCCACCTAGCTCTGCTAGACCAACAGGCGCTGCTCCTAATCCAAGCGCAGCCTGTAGAGACTGTAGCTGCTGGCCTCTTGCCTGCTGCTGTAGACCAGCCTCGAACTGCTGTCTTGCAAGTTCCTGCTGTGCCCCCTGTCCTAGTGCGCCGAGTCCAAGTTTCTCTAGGTTTAGAGCCTGTCCTAGTAAACCTTGACCCTGCTGGAAAGCCTGCGCTTGCTGCTGCTGTGCGCCTTGTAGCAGTGCCTGATTTTGGGCGGTGCGAGTGGCTTCCTGCTGTAGAGCGCCAGTAGTAGAGCCTAACAGGCCCTGATTAAGTAACCTAGACTCTTGAGATAGCCGCTGTCTTTCTAGTTCTGGGCCGTAGATTCTTCTTTGAAAAGCTAGGGCAGAGGATGGGTCACGCGCAATATCGAACTGCTGCTGTGCTCTTCCTAGCAACCCCTGTGCCTGCTCTTGAAACCGTGGCGCTGTTCCTAGCACATCCTGAGCAGCGGCTTCTATCCCACCAGTCTGTCCCATTAGTGCCGTAGCAGAAGGGGTTGTAGGCTGTGCCTGTCCTAAAAGCCCACCAAAGATGCCTTGTAACTCTGGTGCTAACTGCGCCTGAACCTGTCTGCCATCTACCCTAGCTTCGCCTAGTGCTGATGTTACATCATACGGTCTATACTGGAGTGGGCTGACAGACTCACCACCCTCTACTCCAAAAAGACCGCCTACTGCGTCTACTACACCGCCCATTATTGTCTCCTATCTAACCGATAGACTTCTCTCTCGACTCCATCATCGCAGAGAGGTGTGTGATCTAAAACAAATCCGTAAATATTCATAAACTTTTTTAGCTTTGTGTTGTTTTTGTCTGTAAGTACATAGAGTGGGAAGTTGTGCAACTTTGTCAGTGTATCTAAATCTTCACCGAACTCTTGTCTAACAGACTTATTGTATTTATAAACATCAGCGTGTATGAATGTAGCAATGTTTCTGTAATTCTCTAGCCAAATTGTATAGTCAGGTTTGTTGACTACAGGCACCTTGCTAGGAATCATTACAACTTCATAATAAACGCTAGCGCAAAGTATGGAGGAATAATTTCGTGGTTATGGTCTCCATTAGCATTTACATTATGGCTATGTTCACTTCCTGATGAGCTAATACCATGACTGTGAGGCTGGTCGCCACCTGTCGCTCCTGTTTCAGCGCTAGTTCCTGCAAAGTCTGTAGAACTATTCCCGCCATTTCTTTCATAGTTACTATCTCGATCAAGCCCATGGGTGTGGCTTGGCATTTCTGCTATTGTAAGCTGGTGAGGCTCTGTACTCCCACCGTGGTCGTGAGCACCAGAAGTGTCTGTTGTGTGAGTGTGCGAACCATCAGTAGATGTTGTTGTAGAGCCGCCTGTATCGTTTCTGTCGTAAGTATCTCCAGCACCTACGATAAAACGGTTCCTTAGATCAGGAGTGCCATTGTTACCGTCACAAAGTGCCCAGCCTGTTGGGATAGAAGCAATAAGCCCAGACCACATAATGATCCCGCCTGAAGGGATAAGAGCAGAGGCAGGGCTTCCTGTATCCTCAATAGCGCCAGTAGCAGTAAACTTAGCTACGTTGCCTGTCCCAGCAGCAGGCACCTTATCAATCTTAGTTGTAGATGCAGACGCAATGTTATTAAATTCAGTGTCAATCTCTGCACCAGATACAATCTTATTAGGATCGCCTGATGTTAACGTATCCTTAACAGCAAAGTTTACGCTCTTAGCATAATTAGTCATTATCGTCTACTCCTGCGAGCAATCTTGCCGCCTTTAAGGTAAAGGTCGGCTTTTTGTACGTTTAGTTCTGCGCCGTTAATTTCAGTCTCTACGCCAAACTGTACAGACTTACCGCTTCCTGACATTCTGTACAAAATTTGGCTTACTGGGTTAATACGAGAGTACTCAGCAATGTTGTATTCATCGACGCCATACTCTGATGGGTCAACAAGGATTTCAACAGCGTTGTTTTCAGAATCGTAGGTTGTAGGTAGGAAATCAAACCCCCACTCAAAAGTGATTCTGTAGCCGTAACCGCCTCTAATTGTTATAACAGCTTGCTTAAAAATCTTTGTAGAAGTCCCGACCTCGCCCTCTCCAGATACCCAGCCAGACTTAAAGTTCATAACGTAACTTTCGCCATTGTCTGAGTAACCGTCATATCGGCCTAAATACCCGGGCTTGCCAATATACAAGTTGTCGTTTCTGTCTGTTGCAAGACCTGTCGGGTTAATATCATACCAAGTAAAAACTCTAGCCTTTTCATCTGGAGTAAGGTATCTAGTATTAAGGTAAAATGTAATTTTAGAAGTCGGGAAAGATATTAAGTAAAACCCGTCATCTGCTTTAAAGCAAGACTTAACATTTTCGGCTGGCTCTGGAAGAGAAAACTGTGCAAGAAAATCGGACACGTTCTCCGCTAAATTTGCCAGCGGAAGTGACCTAACATCACCACCTGCTTGAATGTTTCTTGCTAGAGAGATAATACCCTCTTCTCCAAGAAACAAAATGTCATTACCAATGTTTTGTATGGAGTCTCTGGCAATACACCCGGTGTTGTTGATTATGTCAACGATTTGCAAAGCATTATTTGGGTCTTCGCCGCCAGCGTAGAGAACAATTTGTTTTTTGCCAAAAATGACAAGATAGTTGTTGAACTCTTGCAGACCAATAATTTCGTCTGTGCCGTTAGACCAGACAGTGTACATGTTGATGATTCCTGATGAGCCACCGTTTAACACGTCTTCTTGCAGAAGGTCTGAATAACGGATAGTCTGGCCATCACCATCTACATACCACACCCTGCCCCAAGCAGCTAGGGCTTCTACAGGGTCTGTCGGATCAACATCAAAATTGATTTCAGAAAAGTCACCCCCGTCTGTTTTTACAATGGGGTTATGGCCTTCTTGCACGCCTACAACTTTGCCGTTAAAATTGACAAACTTCCAGTTATCAGCGGTTGGGGTAACTGTGCCCGTTACGTTTGTTACAGATGCAGTGCCCTCGTAAATCTCATTACCGGCTGACCAAACAATTCTGCTTGAGTTACCGTTGTCAATATACTCATGAATAGCTTTAACGTCAGGTGCGCCGGATAGTTGACTTACCCCTGCAAAAGTAGACCAGCCTTTTCTGGCGGCGATGGTGCCCTGATTAGAAAGAGCGCAATTTCTAGCTGTAAGGCACCACTGCGGGCCAATTTCTAGCCCGGCTAGTTTTGTGTTAAGGCCGTAAGACGCTGGCCCTACAACAGAAAATGGTGTAAGTAGTTTAGCCATTAAACAACGTACCAGTTGGCTTCATCAGAAGTGTTGCCATTGTCCCATGCAATAGCATCAGCTAGCGCGTTACGATAATCACGAAAAGCTAAGTCTGATAGATAACCTTCGTCTTCGCCGCGCTCGTAAATAGCTCTTGACCACGCCCCAAAAGCAATAGGCTGAGATGGACAAGCAATTATTGTTGAATCGTCAGCCCCGTCAGTGCTAAAATCATCCTGTGGAATAACCATATCAAAATTGATTGAATAGGCTTTATCTGGGATGGGGTAAAAATCTACCACTACATCGCCATCGCTAGTAAAGCCATTAAACTCAAACCACTGCGGTTGGTTCTCTGTAACATCGTCGTGGTTCAGTTGTCTGGACATCCAGCGACTGCTTGGGGACTTTTGAAGGTACACGTCTTCTGTGTCATTAAAAACAGATGGGCGGCCAGCATAGTCGTAAAGAAGTCGAAAACGCTGACCGCTGCCATTAAGCTCGTATCTAAGTGATCCGGGAACTGTTGTTACTTGAATAGTGCTCTTTAGGTGCGTCCAGTTCCAAGCGTCTTCTACCTCTCTTTTTGCATCATTTACGAATGTCCCAATAAGACGCGCATAAGCGTTATCGTTAACTGATGTAACCTCACGCTCTCTAAGGCGGCGTAGAACGGAATTTACTACAGAGAGGTAGGTAGCCATTATTCTTCCTCAGTTGGTTCTGTGTAGGTCTTCTTTGGGCGCCCTACTGGCTTTTTTTCAGCCTTCTTGTAACGCGCATTTCTCCAAAGATTTTGATTAAAATGCTCTTCTGTAACTTCAAACGTGTTACCAGTTTTAGTATCTTCTAGTGTAATCATAAAGACCTCTAGTTAAAAAGCCGGGGGAGACTTGCTCCCCCAGCCTAGTTTCCTACCTATTATTAGGAAGGAACAACTGCTACAACAGCAGCGTCGTCACGAAGCTCCTGAACACCATAGAGCATGTCTACAGTGAGCAGATCGCCGAGGTACTCCTGCTTGTACTGAGTCTGTACGCGAGGAGCAACCTGAGTGACGAGAACCATTGCGCTCTCGTGGAACATCGCAGCAGCACGATAGTCGGTGCTATCGTCGTCAGCAGTCACGGTTGGGACGTTGCTGGAGACGTAGACTTCAACACCATAGATGTTGCCGACACGGCCATTGCGGATGCTGTTCTGAGCACCAACCT